AATCTACCAGTCAAGGAGCATACACCAGGTGAAAGAGATATTACATGTGCTGACACTACTGCCTTGCGTGAGCTTGGTTGGTTTCCAAGGGAAAAAGTTTTAGAATGCATTCCTGAGGGAAAACCGAATCCTTGTTTCAGATAATCGGGAAAAAAAAGTCGGGAATTTTTTTGAGCCACAGGATTTATGTAACAAATGTTACAGTTCTGGTCATATACATAGTTATGTGTTATAATGCACATATCGTTCATCTCTTAAGGAGACGCAAGTAAGCCGACTCGGAACGGAATCGTTCATCCCATGATACCCATTCTATTAGCTACTTCTTTAACCTGCTCTGACGCACACATACTTGTCGATAAGATGAGTAAGTATAAAGTCGAAGATGAGGTTAAATCTGAAATGATTCAGATTGTAAAAGAAGAGACGAAAGGTTGTTGGGACGCAAAAGCCGACTGAAGGAACGGAGTAAAATCCCAACTACTTCAGGAGTAATCCAATGGCACAAGTCACATATCGTGGTGTCCAGTACGACACCGATGCTAGAAAGCAGTCAACATCATCTAAGTGTGAACTCACTTATCGTGGTGTTAAGTTCCAAAAGGAACAAGCTAAAGTTTGAAAAAACTTGCACATAATTAAGGAGGGGTAGACACCCCTCTTTTTTTGTATTATAATATCCAAAAGGAGAATTTTATGTTACACATGCGAGAACAATTACTCAGGGCAGTGTTATCACATGCTACTGGAGAGATTGAAAAACACAAAGCTAATGTAAATGTCTATTTGGAGCATCCTGCTGGTATTGGAGAGCATTCTGATATTACTGAAGCAATTCAATGCGAAATAGACAAAATTGCTAGGTATCATGATCAAATAGAAGTTATTAATAAGTATTTTAGACAACCTTCTAAGCAATCTTTAAATGAATAAAGGTAAATTGAAAGTCTTGGTAATGGCTCTTAAGGAGATTGTAGAGGAATTAGAGTCAGAAGTTTATTCTGACACTGAGGCATATACTCAACCTCCTTCAGAATCAGCACCAGATGAAATTTGGGATGATGATGATGGATATCCAGATTGAAGGTATCCATAATTTTGGAATTAGTCCCGAATATGGCGATTGGCGTATTTCGGAAGTTCCTCGTGATCTACACTTATATGATATAATACATTTACTCGATTCTACTGAATTGGTGCTTCACTCAGAAATCGGTTGGAAAGGTATGCACCTCCCTTCCGATTTTTCGACTATTAACTGTTTATGTTGTAATGGTGTAAGATATGAAAATTGTGATATTTCATATCCTGGCATATTGGCAAAAAACGCTCCAAACCCTTATAATAAGAAATATCGTATGATTGATGGAAAACACAGAATGGCAAAAATGCGAAAAATGGGAATTATTCAAAGTAAATTCTATGTTCTTGATTTTGACCAAATTACCGATTTTATCAAATGAATGACGAAAAACTCAAGCTACGACAAGCAGCACTTAAAATTTTGCTGTCTAAATACGGTAATAGTACCTACTCAAATCGTGCCATTTACGAATGTGCAGACGATTGGTGTAGTAAGCAGGTTACAACGAACGGACTAGCAGGTTATTTTAAAGCGTATTATGCGACTAAAGGAAACGATCAAGTTGGTGAAAAAGGCACTCAAGCATCCTGAGATGTATAATGAGGATGAACTTCGTTACATGCGTCAGGCAAAACGAGAGGCTAAAGCAAAACTTAAATTGAAACAACTGAGAAAACTACAAAATGACTGTAAAACTGATTCAGATAACACCAAATCCTGAAGAACAAATAGCGTATATCGCTAGGGTGTCAAATCCCAAAAATCAGGATAATCCAGATTATGCTAAATTGCTTGCTTATTGTATTAAGCATCAGCATTGGTCTATATTTGAACAGGCATTTATGACATTAGAGATCGAGACCACTAGAGGTCTTGCTGCTCAGATATTGCGTCATAGATCTTTTACTTTCCAAGAATTCTCCCAAAGGTATGCTGATACCACTCTTTTGGGAGGTATTCCACTGCCTGAACTTCGTAGGCAAGATAAGAGTAATCGTCAAAATTCAATTGATGATATTCCAGAGGAAAAGCAAAAGCAACTTGAGCATACTATTTCTATGCATTTTGCAGCATCAAAGGATCTGTATAATGAACTAATTCGTCAAGGCATAGCAAAAGAATGTGCAAGATTTGTACTTCCACTTGCCACACCTACTAGACTTTATATGAGTGGTAGTGTAAGGTCTTGGATACACTATATTGACCTTAGATCTGCTCATGGTACTCAGAAAGAGCATATGGACATTGCAGAGCAGTGTAGAGATATATTTAAAGAACAACTACCTACAGTATCTGAAGCATTGGGTTGGACATGAGTATTAAAGCACATCAATTCAAGAGTGAACTTACGATTTCACCTTATGCTCCTTCTTGGGATTATATTATTGCTGAGAAGCATCTTGATGTTGATGTAGAGGAACTTGGTAATTTAATTCTGGAACACGAAAGTCCAGAATTTTTAATTACTAAGGTAATTACTTGTAGATCTTATTTCTTTAATGTATTGAAGTGGGATTACCCAGTATGTAAAAAATTACATAAAGAGATAATAGATTTTCATGATGCATATGTGGAGGGTACAAGGAAACCTAAGTTAGATAATCTTAAGATTAGATGTTGGGCAAATGTAATGCGTCAAGGTCAACAGATTGATAAGCATCATCATGGTAATGCTGCTCATTCATATCTCAGTGGAAACTTTACTATTAAATGTGAAAATACTTCTACAAATTATTATCATCCATATAATAATAATGAAGTATATCCTATAGAAAATAAGTCTGGAAATATGACACTATTTCCTTCATGGATTCCACATGATACAAGCATTCATAATAGTGACTCTGAAAGGATTATTATTGCCTTTGATATATACATGGAAGGTAGTCCACCAACTTCAATAGAACATGAAGGAGAAATGATTGATTTAAGATTATGAGTGAAGTAACATTACATGCTTTCCAGTCTCCACAACCTGAGACACCATTTGCTCCTTGGTGGAACTATATTATTGCTTGCAAGCAAACAGATATAGATGTACAGGAACTTAGGAGAATAATTTTAATTAAAGAAAAGGAGATCCTTGAAGAATATCCAGATATTGATTATACAGGGTTTCATGATGGGTATACTGGATTAGGAAAAAACAGTTTAACTTCTAGATATATTTACTTTAATGTATTGAAGTGGGATTATCCAGTTATTAAAGATTTAAAAAAAGCTATTAAAGTATTTCATGAAGAGTATTTAAAGGGTACTATTGGAGAACAGAAGGATTTACCATTAGGTGTTAGATGTTGGGCAAATGTAATGCGTAAGGGACAACAAATAAAGAAACATGCTCATTCTAGTCACCCTTGGTCATATCTAAGTGGACATTTTTGTGTTGCTGCTGAAGATACTTCAACAAATTATTACCATCCATATAATGATACACATGAACCTATAGAAAATAAACCTGGTCAAATGACTTTATTTCCTAATTGGGTTGTCCATAATACCAGTAAACATAAGGGTGATAGTGAAAGAATTTCTATTGCCTTTGATATTGTTTTTGATCCTGAAGGATCATTTAAAGCTGGGTTCGGAAAAGACCCCAAAGTTGACACTTTGGTTACCCTCTAAATAACACTACCCTTTGTAAAGTTTTATGGCTACCTATCCTGTTATTAACAAAGAGACTGGCGAACAAAAAGAAGTTATTCTAAGTGTACATGAATGGACTAAGTGGACAGAAGATAACCCCGATTGGACTAGAGATTGGTCTGATCCATCAACAATGCCTGGTGTAGGAGAAGTTGGTGAGTGGAAAGACAAACTTAGAAAATCTAAACCTGGTTGGAATGAGATTCTAGCAAAAGCTCAGAAAACAGGTCAAAATCGCCAAAAACTCACTTTAGACTGATATGCCACGGAAAAGAAAGACTGCTTCAGTTGTTACTGGTATTGGCATGACTGCCAAACAAATGAAAAGAAAGAAACCAATTAACAGTGATTTCTTAAATGATATTCAACCATTAACAGAGAACCAGAAAAAATTCTTTGATGATTATAACTCAGGTAAACATCTTTTTGCATATGGATGTGCTGGTACTGGTAAGACCTTTATAGCACTCTATAACGCTCTTAAAGAAGTATTAGACCATACGACACCCTATCAGAAGATCTATATGGTTAGATCTCTTGTAAGCACTCGTGAGATTGGTTTCCTACCTGGTGACCATGAAGATAAGTCTGCACTATATCAGATTCCTTATAAGAACATGGTGAAATACATGTTCGAGATGTCTACTGATGCAGATTTTGAGATGTTGTATGGAAACCTTAAGACCCAAGAGACCATTTCCTTTTGGAGTACTTCTTTTATAAGGGGAACCACACTTGATAATGCTATTGTTATTGTTGATGAATGTCAAAACTTGAATTTTCACGAATTAGATAGTATAATAACAAGAGTTGGTGAAGATACTAAGATCATGTTCTGTGGTGATGCCACTCAATCTGATCTCACCAGAGATAAGGAAAGAAATGGTATCATTGACTTTATGAGAATATTGCAGCAAATGAATTCATTTTCCTGCATTGAATTTGGTCTTGATGATATTGTTCGTTCTGGACTCTGTAAGGAGTATCTAACCACGAAACACGCTATGTCTATGTAATGTTTAATCATGTACCAGTGAATCTCCCTCTATTAGAGAGAGAATCCATTGACGGTGTAAGATATTATAAGGTTCCTGAAGAGGATGAATACCTTAAATTAGTATCAATTACTTCGGTAACCAGTCACTATAATAGAGAAAAATTCGCTAAGTGGCGTAAGAAGGTCGGTGAAGAGAAGGCAAACGAGATTACTCGTAAGGCAACTTCTCGTGGTACTGATATGCATACCTTAGTTGAGCATTATTTGTTAAATGAAGATCTTCCTACGGTTCAACCATTATCAGACTATCTCTATAAAATTGCGAAACCTACCCTT